AAATGGGAATAAAAAATGAGATTGAAACTACGAAGAATCGTATAAAGCTGGCAGAAGAACAAGGTAACGCCGATGTTAATTTGATTAGACATCTCAAGGATTTATTAGCAGAACTAGAAAAAGAGGCTCCCTTAGTTTCTAAAAACGTCAAAGCTTTAGAGCGAAGTAATCACTTTAAAAATGTAGAAAAAAAAGCCTCTGCAGATTTAAAGAAAGAATTAGAAAAACTCAACAAAGAATCTAAAGAGTTTACAGATTCATTAGATCTTGCGGCAATTAAGGCTAGAACTCAAGCAATTAAAGAATTTGGAAAAGAAGTAAACGCTGCATCTCTTGTGGACGCTTCTGATGTAGGAATTGAAAAAGCAGTATCTGAAGAAAGACTACAGCGCTTCCTAAGCGACCTAGATCGTATTAAGAAACTTGGCGATGAAAATAGAACTTTAAGTGAGGACGAAAAGAAGCGCATCAGTGAGTTGACTACTCTCATTGCAGAGGAAAGACAAAAACAAGCAGAGTTAGGCGTGCAAGCGCAGGAACTTATCAATACAGCACTAGAAGAAGGCATTTCAAAAGCACAAGAGCTAGGAGAAGTATCTGGCAATGCTGCATCGAACCTTGTAGGCGCATTTGATGGCCTTGCAGGCAGCTTGAGTCAGGGTCTTAGTGCTGCGACTAGCCTGATGGATCAGTTGGTTGCAGATGAAATTAAAGGATTAGAAGTTGGCAGCAGGATGCGTCAGGAGATTGTTCTCAGGCAACTTCGTGCCCAAGCAAAGGCGAATGCACTCGAAGATATGATTGCAAGGAAAAAATTAACCTTGCAAAACACAATTGCTGTTTCGGAGGCAAAAATTGCTGGATTACGCTTACAGGCCGAGGCAAAAATTGCTCGTGCGAGAGGACAACATGATCTTGCTGGCGCTTTGGAAGAAGCAGCTGGATTCCAGGGTTTGGTCGTAGCAGGATTAGAAGAACAGTTTAGGGTAGGCATGGCAGTACTCGATCTCGAAAAGCGTAAGAAAGATCAAGCATTGATCAGAAAAGGTGTAGATGAAAAGATTACTAATAATCAAAGCAAAATGGGGCGGATATTAGGCGTGCAAAAAACTAGTGTTAATGACACATTTAGAATTGTAAATAAAATGGTTGGTGAATCTTCGGGCTTACTGGATGCTTTTGCGGATTCTGCAGAGCAAGCTCAAAACCTGAAAGAGGATACAAATAGAATTGCAATTGCAGAAGGAGTCAAAGAAGCTGATAAAATCGCTGGTGCATTTGATAGAGGCGCTGATGCAGCAAGAAGAATGAAAGATGAACTTTCAGATGTTGCTGTGTTTGCTAAACAAATTTCTAATATCGTCGGCGGAGGCACTTCTAATCCTGCCAGGGCAATGGGTGGTCCTGTGCGAGGTGGTAGTTCTTACTTTGTTAATGACGGTGGCGGTCGAGAAGGTTTCTTAAGCAACAGCGGAAACTTCAGCATGTTACCAGCAGCCAGGAACATTAATTGGACTGCTCCAACTTCAGGTACTGTGATCCCTGCGAACCTTGTAGAACGTTATCAGCAGGCTTTAGCAGCTAATCAATCGGTAACCTCAAGGACCAGTGTTCAGCCTGTTTCTAAGGGCGTAGATCGCGTGTCTGCAAGCATTGATTCTGGCAGCCTAGTCCAGCGGATGGCAGCAGTAATGAGTGGAAATGGTGGCGATCAACGCATCACAAATCATGTGACGATTCAAAGCCAAGAGCCAGTTACTGATGCATCTAAGATTATGACGAATGTCGCTCGAATGAAGCTTCGTAAAGGAGGACGCTTCTGATGGCTGCTGGAGATCTTACAGTAACTTATTCAACTTATACAGTAGTTTTAAATCTATTTTCTGATGACAGTTTGCCGCGATCAATTTTAGGTCAAGCATCACTTGAGTTTTCTGCTCTCGGTGCTGGTATTGCAGAAGGTCCGCCAGTTGCGCAAAAGAAGATATGGTCAGTTGCTGCGTATGCAACTTACACGCAATGTCAAAATTTGCTTGATTTGTTCTATGCATGGGATGCTGTCAGGGCATTAGGTACGAATTCAGCACAGGTGTCGATATCTGATGAAACTTTTGGCTCAACCATAACAGCAACTGCGTTTTTCACTACACCACCTGAAATTACCAGAGTTGGAACCAGTGATGAGTATTATTTATTATCTTTTGGTTTGACGGAGGTCTAAGTGTCATACATTAACACAACAACTGGTGTAAAAGTATATATCAACGGAATAGACGTAAGCCAGTACTTAATACAAGGATCAATAAGCGAAGACAGCGCATATTCGTCAAATATTATTACATGCAGAGGGCAAATTGTACTAGGAGGTACAACCGCTGTATTAGACTTTAATCGTACAAAGTACAAGATTGGATCAGCAGTAGATATTTGGTGCAAACTTGACAACGGAAAATTAGCCAAGCATCCAAAAGGTCGACAATATATCTTAAATTCAAGTACAAATATTGAGAACAGGTCGTTAACTTTAGACATTGGATGTTCTTTAGCTTTTATTAGCGAACGCGAAGAACAATACAAAAATAAAGTTCAAAGTCTTTGGAATTTGATGTCTTCCCAAGATTTGAAATCTTTTTTAATAGAAGAAACTACGTTGTCGACTTTGTCGCAGTATTTAGATTGTGTTGGTAAAGTTCTCTTCCAAGACAAGTATGGATATATTCAGGTTGTTAATGCATTCGGGAGCGGAGGCATAGGCAATTACGCTGCAAGCGCAAAGTTAACCTCGTTCGATACTGCTACGGCAATTTCTATTGAATCTATTTCAGAAACTGCAATTGAGCCTGAAGTTGATTCGGTCAAGGTTGAAGTTGAAATTGACGTGCCAACTTTAGTAGAGGACGATGAGGAAGATTCGGCTTCAGGTGACTTGCCAGAACCGTTAATTTCATCAGTAACCACAAGAACAGTCCAAGCGCCTAAGCCAACTGGTAATTTAGATTTCGGCACTGGACCTACAACTTTAACGAGCCAGTCAAATCCAAAGGTTGCTACTGGTCAAAATTGGGATGGAACAATCGGTCATAATTATCAAGTTACAGGTCAAATAGAAATTGAAGACTCCCCTGTTACTGAAACAGTCACTTCAGGCAAATATATTGAATATGAGGGCCCAGGCAATCAAGTTTCTTTTGAACAAAATTGGGAGCACAGCTCTGCAGCTACATGGGCTTCTGGTGCTATTAGAAATACGTTAACAGAGCTAGTTACAGAGATAAATAAAGTAGTAGAAGAAATAAATGGCTTATTGCAGAAAGCAAACCAAGCATTTGACAAAAGAGACGAATATAATGAAGGCGAAGATAATTACGATAAATGGCATAAGGACGCATCAGCTTACTATAAAACAGCGCAAGATTATTTTAGGGCAGTTGAATCTATGAATGAAGCTGTCAACAGCATTGCTAATCAATCAATAGAAGCTTACAATATAGCCACCTTGACAGAGACTTATTATGAATATGGGTCTGCTGGCGAAGTAACCTCTCAAACTACTTTGAATTATGTGCCAACTTTAGCTCGTCAAAATAAAAAAACTCACAAAATCACAAAAAGCTGGTCAACATCGACTACAAATGGCACGCAGCAACAAATCAATGTAGGTTTTTATATTCAATGGGAAGATCTAGAGCTTATTGAAGATAGAGATGTGCCAAATGGCAAGGTTGACATTGGCGATTTCATGTTTGAATATCCAGTAGACTTAATAAATCAAAGTACTAAAACATACCATTATGGTCACAGGTGGACTACAGAGCGTGACGAATATGTCGACTATGAAAACCCAGAGAATAATTATGTATCTGAAAACTATTCGTCAACACAATCGTCTAATCCTACTCAACCAGATAGAATTGAAATTCCTATCGCTGGCGGCGAAAGCCTATTTGTTGATGAAAGCAGCATAGACACTGGCAGAAACAATTCTAGTAGCAGCAGTTCTGATCCTGATAACACTGGTGCTGATTCTAATCCAGATGATTTGTGTAATGCAGAGACTGAGAGGGTTGACAAAAGTGTGACAATTAATTTATCTAGTTCAAATGTCAGTCCCATTGTATCCACATGGTTCGGCAGGCCAAATAATTATGAAAAAATTGTTTCGATGCCTCTGGACTTTCAGCCATTACTTCTTAAAAAAGACAACCAGGGTGAATGTATTGACACTGACTTCTCATCAGACTTAAATAGGTACGAATCTTATATTAGACGATATGGATATGTCATTGCACAGAAAATACATGGCGACAATAGGGGTTTTAGAGTCACTGAAGGTATGAGGGCTGAAATATTTGGCTATCATCCCTTTTATCCAGTAAAAATAAATTTATCATCTGCGTCAATAGCCTTTAATGCTAGGGCTGTCGCCTCTAATTGGGTTTTTGATGTCTCCAATGCATTGTGCTCTCTCGATTGTTTGGTTTACAGTTCGACTGCGTTATCTACTTTCCCGAGTCCTACTACTTCCAACGTACATATAAATACTGAAGCCACAGTAGTCCTTACTACCACAAATCTAGGAGTTCCATCGACGGCGAGTAGTATTACTATAAATACTTTGCCTGGCAACGGGACGCTACAACTTAATGGGTCAAATGTTTCTTTGAATGATGTTATAACTGTAAGTGATATAAATTCAGGCAATCTAACCTTTGTACCAAGTAGCTCCGGTACGACTGAGATAGATTTTACATTTGTATCCAACAGGCCAGACAATACCGTATTTAGCAGCATAGAGAATGTATATCCAGTGGATACGGCTGTAGAAGCTAGTTCCGCTAATTACAAAGCAGATGCTGGTGACTTTGATAATAATACTACTAATGGTGGAACTGCAGCCGGTGCTGGTAACTTCGACGACCAGACATCTGCAGGAGGTTTTCCTGTTGTAGAAGCTGGTGATTTTGATACTGGCAATTCCGTCACGCTGCCACAACCAGCTCTACCGGCTTCGGCGTCAGGGGCAAATGGAGATACTGATTATGAATCCAATGTTGGCGTATCTGTTGTAGATGAAGACGATAATCAGATTCAGGTCGACACGCTACCGACAGGATTAGGCGAAATACAAAGTGGTTTTGATGTTATTGTTAATGCAGACTTAGTATTGACTGTAAAATGCATTTTAAAGGCGAGCATCGTACAGACTGATGGTTTTGATTATGGATATTGCAGAAATTCATTTGGCTTTGAGATTGATTTTGGAACAACTACAAATCCTGATGCTTTCAATGGAAACTTTGGAACAGTTGAAACACCAGTCACTCCCGTAATAGCTTCGTCTGTTACATAATGGAAAACTACTCTGAATTAAAAAATAAATGGCTGTAATCTCTGCTGCAGAATTAAATCAACAGGCGGAGCTGGCTTATATAAGAGGCACATATTATGTTGCGTTGGTGAATAGCAACACTGGTTTTAATGAGACTGTTAGCTATAGCGATATTACCTCGGCTGAAGTTACCGTGGGTACAGGCGGTTATGCTAGGCTGACATATAATTATACAACGTCTGATCTTTTGAGCTACGAAAGAGGACAACCGTTAACACAAAAAACTGCTAGTTTTGTTCATGATGGGTCATCTGGTGATATCATATTTACACATGTCGCATTACTGCGTTTAGTCAATACTACCTATACAGTTGTAGCCGTAGAGTCTGTCGGCAGAACGGTTACTCTAAGTGGAGGAAATACTGCGCAGGTAAATATTAAATTCTTACATGGAAGGCCATGAGTTCATTGCAGGAATTATTGAATGATATCAACCAACAAAGTCGGATTGAGGCGATTGAAGCCTCTGTGAATGGCAGTGGAATAGCACAAAGCAACCATCGCGTAAAGTTTAAAGGTTATACTAATAAAGGACGCAGCATAGTTGAAGTTAATGGTAAGTACATAATTGCTAATAACAATGGCAGCACTACACCAAGACCTAATCAAAAGGTGTTGCTCAGAACAGGTAAAGGTATTAGAGTTATCTCGTTCTGATAATGGACTTAGAATCTAGAGTTAAGGCCTATGCGGAAGAAGCACGAAGGATATTATTGCAGCGTGCATTAGAAGAGAAAGAACAGAAAAATGGTAAAGCTTTTTGGCAGGGTTACACAACAAATGGCAATGGTATTGTCAAGCAGAATGGGATCTATAAAGTAGTAAAAGTAATAGGCAATGTAGCTTTGCCTAAAAATACTATTGTTTACATAGATGATCAAAATACTATTGAGACGGGTTTCAAGAGGGTATTGCCGGAAAATAGAGGCTATGATAAGCAATCAATTGTTCCTACAATAGCTGACAGAATTAAGAGACCTCTTTTATTATTTGATGACTTAGAAGAAGAAAATGTTGGTGATTTTATAATTACCTATAAATCTTTAGATGGCTACAGTAATGGCTATCGTGATGCAGCTTTTTCCGAAATTTTTGGTGATGATGTGACGCAAGGTGATTTTGAGGAAACTCGTGACTTTACCGCTGTCGACAGATCATATATATACACTCCCGGTTGCAACAGCTATGGTTGCGATTGGGACACTGGTTACGAAATAGCTGCGACGACTGATGATGTTTTTTCTGTAGTGCTCGCAAAGGGTACTGGTAATTGGTTTAATTTCGGAAATTTTCCAACAATACCTTACTTGGACATGACGGTAGGAAGTACAACAAAATCAATTCAACTAAATTCAACGCCATATTCATGGGATTATCAAAGCTTTGAGATTGTTGATTTCGGCAAAAGATACAGCACTGATGTTTCAGTGTCCTGGGGCGTCAACAATAATGGTGTCACTTGGGGCTCATCAATGTCCTATAGTGTTAGTACAGCATCATTGTTTTTAGCTAATAATGCTAAATATTATTATACATTTGGCGAGCAAAGCGTTACTAGAACAATAAATTTAAACTCAATAATTTCAGGTGATATTGCTGTCCATAAAAGAATACATGATTATAGAACACGCGAAATAGTGGGTGATAACGAACATGTTGTGATGTATTCTGTTTTTGCCGTTGTTGGTGTCGACACGACTCAACATGTTCAAGATGTAATTAATACACAGCATCCTAGCGGATATCCTGATGTTGACATTTGGGGTGGCGTTGCTGGTTACACTCCATATTTTGTACATACAAAGCTGAACTTAACTACCGGACAACTTCAATATAAGACAACGCAAGCTTCTTTGCATTCAAGCATGAACAATAAAAGCGGCTTGTATCATGTTAATGGATTTATAGATAGTTATGGTTATTCAACAATCACAAATACCGTTTACGATGCATTCCCTTTCGGATGTGTTGCGATTTATCATTTTCAACAGGGCACTGGGTTCATGAACAATCTTACCAAACACAGCAGTAGGTTCGCTGACTTTTGGAGGTTAGTCGATCCAGCTCCGATTTTTTCAGAAGCTTACGATGGTGATTGGATTTCTAAGTTTACTTTTGATGATACTGGATATAATTATTCCGGATCAGGAACTACAGCATACACTTACTGGAGTAGAATTGAAGCTTTTTTAGAGTTAGATTACTACGCAGGCACTTTTTATCGCTACAAAAACAGAGGTTTAATTCCTTATCCCGAAACAGGGCCAGACTGCAGCTTAGATACAACCGATACGATTAGAACAACTCAATATTATGGAGATTTGCCATCTACTTTAAATGTTAGTCAAATGCAGACTATAAGATACTACGGATTTAATGTTGATACTTATGAAAATGTATTGAACTTGACTGATTGGATACAGTATGATGCAGCGCGTTTTCGTAGTAGCTTTTCTGCTTCGTCGGGGCAACTAGTAAGATCACATAAATTTCATGGCCCACCATTTACATTAAATATTGATCAGCTTGAAATCCCCGGCTGCTACGAAGTGGCTATGCGCGATGATGTTTTCATGCACTATTTGAGTCAACAAAATTTAAATTACATACTCAATGATGAATTTTTGTATGAAACGGTTCCAGTTTTGTCTTATAGAATTTTCAATAATGTTGCTTATATAACCACAAAGTTTCCTCATGCTTTTGCCGTTAATGACTCTGTCCAGTTGAATGGCGTAGGTGCCCTAAATGGTACTTTTACTGTAGCAACAGTGCCTAATAATACAAACTTCACAATAGCTGTTTCAAGTGGTGATGTAGATAGCACAACGGTATCTGGAGCGACTGCAACAAAACAGTAAGGAATACTAGACCAGCGCTTTTAGGCTTGTGGCACTTCAGTTTAGACGGGGAACTGCTGCAAACAGGACGGCTAATAATTTTACGCCAGTTATTGGTGAGCCAATTTACGAAACAGATACTAAAAAGCTGTTCATAGGAGATGGGTCAACTGTTGGTGGTGTAAATGTTAATAGTGGATTTGAGGTAGCCGAACTAGGTGATGTTACTCTATCTTCAGAAACAGTTTTCAATCCAGACACCTATTCAGTCGCCAGTAATGTTTTAACATTAGTTTTTGATGCGGGTCATTCTTTTACGGCGAACCAAAATATCACAGTAGCTGGTTCAAGTGTTACAGCCTTGAATGGTAGCTATACAGTAACTAGTGTAACTACAAATAATGTTGTCTTGCCTGTAACTGGAGTAGCAGATACCAGCAGCACTTCATTAACCGCAAATGTAACTGCTGATATTGTTGATGGTCATGTTTTATCGTGGGATGCTACAAATAATTATTGGAAAGACGTTGAGAGCATACAAGAAGTATCAGGCGACACTACACCACAGCTGGGTGGTGATTTAGATGTAAATGGTAATGACATAGTAAGTACTGGATCTAATGACATTTCTTTTGATCCCGCAGTAGGTCAAAACGTAGTTATCAAAGGCAATGCCACAGATGGATCTGGCAAGTTAGTCCTGAATTGCGAACAAAATTCTCACGGTATTAAAATTAAAGGACCACCACATAGTGCAGGAGCTACTTATACATTAACATTGCCGAATGCTTTACCAACGACTGCTGGGCAAGCATTAACCTCAGACACAAGCGGAAATTTAAGTTTCGCAACTGTCGGCGGAACTGGTACAAGGGCTACTGGTAATGCAACTACGGCTTCTATAGCCGACCAAGCTAGTGATGATATCACCATTTCAAGCGCGGCAAAGTCGTACATGCTGATGTCAATCCAAACCGATGCAGCTGCCTGGGTTACAGTCTATACAAGTCAAGCCGCCAGAACAGCTGACGCTTCTCGCACAAGTAACACAGATCCACTGCCTGGCAGTGGTGTAATTGCTGAAGTAATCACAGGTGCAGCTACTACGCAAAAAATTACACCAGGAGCTTTAGGTTTCAATGATGAAGCGACCCCAACTTCTGATATATATTTGAAGGTTGAAAATCGATCAGGTTCTACAGCGACAATTACTGTAACCTTAGGCTTTTTAGTTCTGGAACCATGAATACTCACGAGTATATTGTCACAATTGATTGCCGTGAAAACTTAGAAAATTTTTACAACGACATGGAAACAGCGGGATGTAGCTGTGCTCATGTGCCTGAAAGAGAAGTCGAATGCTGCAATCGTAGAGAGATTAGCAGAAATACTCACTACATGCTGACAGACGAAGAGGCTGAGTTATTAAGAGGCCATCATTGTATAAAGTGTGTTGATCGCATAGATCAAATTCCTGAGCTGACAAAGTTTGCCAGTCAAACATCATACTTCAATCGCGGGTTTGATACAGATGCAAATCACACGCACGACTTTCACCAGTCAGACAAAAACTGGGGTCTCTATAGACATTTCATAGACACAAATACAACTAACTGGGGAGAAGAAAGTGGCAATGCAAGTGCTTTTCCACGAGTTAACGCTACAATTTCTTGGGACCTAGAAGGGCAAGACGTAGATATCATAATTAATGATGATGTTATAGATCCAGATCATCCTGAATATGCTGTAAATGCCGATGGCACTGGCGGTTCGCGAGTACAAAGTATTGATTGGACAGATTATCTCAGTACTGGCAGCGTCCCGCATTGGAAAAGTTTTTTGTACGACATAGATGAAAATCATGGAGCATTATGCGCATCATCTGCTGCCGGCAATACTCATGGATTAGCTCGTAAAGCAAATCTTTTTTCAATTAATTCAACCGACAGGCCTAAGTACGCAAAGTTTAAGGCAACTAGAGCCGGTTCTGTCTTAACTGTTGTCTCTGTTGTAGCAGGAAGTGAGCCTATTGAAGCCGGTCAGCGTGTTTACGGAACTTTAGACACCGCTTTAGGTACATCTATAACAATTTCAAGTCTTGGAACTGGTACTGGAGGTGTAGGCACTTACAACTTAAGTTCTACACCATCTGGTGACAGCGCTATCGAGAGTGATTACTTTACAGGTTATAGTTCAACTGGACAAAATTATATGTGGGATTACATACGGGCTTTTCACAAAACAAAGCCTGTCAATAGCGTTACAAATATGAGAAATCCAACAATAGTTAATGCTAGTTATGGTAGTGAAGCTTATGTTGCATATGCTAATTTAACATCTGTAAATTATAGGGGCACTACATATAACTCAAGTAATACTACTTGGACTAATGACAATTTATGGAGCAGCTTTGGAATTGTTCCGAATCCAGGTATTAATGAAACAGATTCTACCGCTACTTACTGGTCTTACGCCGACAGGATAGGCTCTTTGGTCGCTGATATTGAGGATGCAATAGAGGAGGGTATATTAATTGTCGCAGCATCTGGCAACTCTTCGCACTATGCAGACATAAGTACGGGTCAAGATTACGACAATTATTATAACGGTAGTTCACTCAACCGTTATCAGCGTGGAGGACTTTTTGGTGAAACTGAGGCTATATATGTCGGGGCTTTGGATAATGAAATATCTTCAGGCAGCGAAAGAAAAGCTGATTTCAGTAATACAGGCCCCAGAATCGATACTTTTGCCCCTGGGGTAAATATTATAGGAACTGATTCTGGTGATGATGCTTTCGGAAAAATTATATCTTGGTCAAGAACAAACAATGTAATAACTTTCAATACACAAGGAGAAAATTATAATTATAACAACTTAGATTATACCACATATGGTCCAGGTGTCCGTATAAAAGTAGAAATGGATACTACTACTTCACTGAATGGCTATTACATGTGGGGAGCGTCTGTTACTGCCTCTGGAGCGACAAATCCTACAGGATTTACTGTGGGCAGCATTGGTCCTGATGTAGCATTGACTACAGAAAATGGCTCTTTTCATACAGCAGCTGTATCGACTAGTGCGGTTCTTTATGACTACAAATTATGCGACTCTAGGGATGAAACTAAGTATTTATATCATGCAGGCGGAACAAGTTTTGCAGCGCCAATGGCAACTGGTTTAGCTGCTTGTTGGATGGGATATTATGGTCGACTTGACAGAGAGGAATTCAAAGCACTTGTGCAAGAAACTGGGGCTGCCGATAAGATGACGGCAGGAGCTAATTACGATTGGGATGACAGAAACGCCCTGATAGGTGCTGGTAATTACATACAAAGGTATGCACAATTTAGAGCAACTACTGGTTATACTTACCCTCAGAATACACACAAAGCAAGAAGCACAGCAACAGTAAAAGGTGCAACCAGTTATCAAGCATTTCCAAGGCAAAGAACTTTGCGTTACGGCTCTTAGGAACACTAGCGCGTCAACCAGGGAGTGATTCCCGTTTACCATGTCTGAAGAAAACACCAAAGCCCCCGAGATGGAGGCTGGCGGCACAGACTCTATTAATCAGCCCAGTGCTGATGAGAAGTCTCAATACAGCCCCGATGAGGTAGCAAACCTTGTCAAAGCTTTGCGTTCTGAACGTGAAGCGCGTAAAACTTACGAGCGTCAATTTAAAGAGAAGGAGCAACAGCTCTTAAAACTTAAAGACGTTGACATTGATCGGTATCAGCAACTTGAAGCGGATGCTGCTCGTGCTGCAGAGATCGAATCACGCTACGGCGAATCGATTCAAGCTATTGAAGAAAAGTACGGACGACTTGCGTCCGAAGCCGAGAACAAGGCAAAGCAGGCAGAAACTCAAGTATTTGAATTCAAGAAGCGCTATGCCTTGGAAAAGGTCTTCAATTCTGCCGGCGGTCGTACTGATGCTGCTGACGGCGTATCGTTCTTCGATATGTTTGCAGAGCAACTGAGCAGCCGTTTCCGTCAGGAAGCTGATGGTAGTTTGACCGTAATCGATGAGCAAGGTGATCCCGTGCTAGATCCTGAATCTGGCAAGCGATTATCACCTGACGACTTTGTTGCTACTTACAAGTCTCACCCTATCTATGGCACCTTCTTCAAAGGTGTTAAGGGTTCTGGCGCTGGTCTCAATTATGCTGGAACTGATGCCAATGGCATGCCAGTAGAAGATCTAACCCAGTTATCTCGTGAGGAATTGTTCCTCCGAGCATTTAGCTGAGATCCTAAGCCCCGAAAGGGGCTTTTATCTTGGGAAGCATATAAGTTTCGGAATTATATGTTAGAAAGCACCCGGTTTTGAC